GGTTGGCAGTAGCGTTGTCGCTCCAGCCCTTGAACTTGTAGCCATCCTTCGGCGTAGCGGCAACAGTGATGATGTTGCCCTCAGCATAGAGGTCCTTCTCACCAGAGGTGATCTCGGCAGTACCCTCCTTCTCGTCGCTGGTAGCAACGGTGAAGATATCGGCGATGTAGTCGCCAGCGGGTACGTTGTTCGGGGTGTTCTCCTGGTCGTTGGTGGCGAATACCTTCGGGCTGTAGTCGCGGATACGAGAAGCCTGAGCGGTCTGCACCTGATAGTCGAACAGGTTGTGGTCGTCAGAGTTGCGCTCAACAGTGATGTTGGCCTGGCTCTCAGGACGAACGTCGCAGATGTACTCCAGTGTTCCTGGCAGACAGAAGATGAGCTTGTCGCCCTTACCCATAGAGGTGTGGGTGGTCAGCTTCAGGTTCTTCATCTGACTGAACTTCCAGCCATCCTCCAGAACGGTGACAGCCAGCTGCGGGTGCATCAGCATGTAACCCTCGACAATCTTGTCAGCGAGGTCAGAGCTGACGTAAGCCAGCAACTCCTCGGCACCGCGAAGGTCGTCGTTCAGTGAGTTGTAAGCGGCCTTGAACCACTTGTAGGCAGCCAGAGAGTCGCTGGGAGCAGCGCCGGTCTTAATCAGGTTGCCGATAGCCTCGCTGATAATACCCTTGGTGATACCCTGGGCGATCTTGGTGAAGATACCGTCGTACAGAGAGAGACCCAACTTCACCTGGTTCTCCGTGGTCTCGGGCAGGTTGGCGTTAGCCTCGTTGCCGAAGAAGAAGTTGGCGCGGACGTCCTGAGCGTGGCGATTGGCGATCTTCTCCAGCAGGAACTGCGTCTTCTCTGCGTTGTTGGTACCGTCGGGGTTCACGTGGAAGGGTTCCTTCTCACGATACTTCTGGACGTTGTCCTGGGGGTGAGTAACTGCGAGAATCACCTTTGCAGGGTTCTCGACAAACATACCGAGCTGTACCTTCTTGACGGCACCCTGCTTATACTGACGTGCAAGCAGACCCTTGTCATTGAAGAGGAACAGCTTGTCGATGTTCTCGACGTCGGTTGTGACAGTGATCTGGAGGTCATCCAGCATCTTGTCATTCAACATGGAAGCGCGAGCTACCAGGTCGACATGCAGCTGTTCGGTAACAGTCTGCACTTGTGAGACATTGATTGCGTAAGCCATAATCCTTTTTTTAGTGTTGGTGAAAACTATTATGTTGTCTTTGTGTTGTTGTTATTGCAAATTTACTATGTAGAGAACTACAAGTCAAGGGCAATCTGAGCCGAGTCTGACTAACGGCGCTTGCTACGTGCCTTTCTCTCCGCGTCGCGCTTGCGCAGGGCATCGCGAATCTCCTCTGGAGACATGTTGGCATTCACGGTGCTACGCACGGTGCCAGTAGCCTCTGGAGCATCACCCGTTCCGTTGTCGGCAGGGATGCCACTGTCAGCGTTGGCCATAGGAGCGGGCTTACCAGCCATCTCCTTGAGCTCAGCCTTCAGGTCGCTAACCTGCTTCGTCAACTTGTCGACGTCCTCCTTCAGACCAGTGATGGTAGCATCACGCTCTGCAATCGTACCGTTGGCCGTCTCGATGTCCTTACGGGCCTGGTCGATGTCGGCCTGCAGCTGCTCGGCGGTATTCTTCTGACCGTCCAGCGACTCCTTCAATTCGGCAATCTCCTTGTCCTTGTCGGCAATCATCTGCTCTGCGTTATGCAGGGTTTCCTGAATCTTGTCGATCTCGGCCTGTGCCTCCTCGATAGATTTCTCAGAGTTCTGGTCTCCAGAACCTTCTCCAGCGCCATCGCCTTCTCCAGCGCCCTCACCGGTTCCTTCACCCTCTCCGGCACCTTCGCCTTCGCCAGAGCCTTCGCCCTCGCCCTCTCCGGTACCCTCACCTGCGCCTTCCTGAGCACCTTCCTGTGCGCCCTCTCCAGCACCTTCATGGGAACCTTCTCCGGCGCCTTCCTGGGCACCCTCGCCTGCTCCCTCACCGGCAGCCTGACCTTCGGCCTCCTGGCCTTCAGCCTGTGCTGCTTCGTCGTTCTTCTCGGCGGCCTTGGCTGCTTCAGCTTCAGCGGCCTTCTTCTCTTCTTCTGTCATATTATCTTGGTTTTGGGGTTGTGCAACTTCTTCTTCATACGAGCCTCCGAACATGCCATCCTTTACCTTACGAACATGGCCGTCATCAACGATAGTCGTACCTCCTTTGTTTACAGCAATAGCAGCCTTTTGCTGTTCGCTGAGTTTAGCCATCTCCTCGGGTTCCTGAGTGTCTGGCTTCTCTCCTGGTTCGTTTTTCGGCTCGGCAGTCACCAGTCGTGCTGCTGTCAGCGTCTCGTTAGCCAACTCAAACACACACTCGATAGCGCGGTTCATATCGCCAATCTCATCAACCAGTGCAGGAATCACTTCCTGTGCCTCGAACACCTTACCCGTCAGCATGTTGTCAGTAACGAGAGGACGGTTCTGGCGTACCTCATTATGGAAGTCATCAGTATCCTTGTCGAGCTCAGCCTGCAATTTCTCGTACTCACCCTTTGCAGCCTCACGATACCAGTCGTTCTTCTCTGGGCAGTCCTTGCCGACCAACTCTACATAGCGATAGCCGTCTTCACTGACGGTGTCGTGGGCGACAGCCCAGAAAGCAGCCATCGTACCAATGCAGCCGTATTCATCACGAGGATTCATTACAATGACGCGATCGCAACGGCAGGCGAGATTTACACCGCTGGAGCAGCACATGCCATCGACAAAAGCCACGGTTGGCTTTCCTTTCTCGCGGCAGTCGTTGATCATCATCTCGTAGTCGTTACGGCAGGATGCCTGACCGCCAGGAGTATTGATGATAAACAAATGGCCTACAACCTGCGGGATGGTGTTGGCGTACATTACTTGGTCACGGAAGTCCTTGGTACCATACGAGCAGCCGTCGCCGTCACGGGTAACAGGGCCGTCAACCACAACCACGTTAATAATTTCGTCATCGTCTTGCAACTCTTCGTCGTTCCAATACAGGTGGCGCTCAATACGGTGGATATTGCCCACATACAACTTGTCCTCGAAGTTGGCAGCATGAGTCTGTCCGTCCTTCTGATAGCCTTTCTTTGAGAGGAAGTAGCCATGCTGCTTCTCTATATCGTTCGGAAGGTGCAACTCAATGGCATTCTTCAGTGCGTCGGCATACGTCTGTGCCAGGTCGGTACGGAAGTCCCAGACCTTGTTGTGCATAATGTTCAGTAATCCGATGTTCATATTCTTTCGTTTTTATTCAACTTTTCCGCAATTTACTATGTATCGCCGTGATTGTCAAGGGCAAACCAAGCAAGAAGCAATTTCTACACCTTTCACTTTAGTTCCGGCGTTCTGTGAGTTGCCGGGAAACCGGTAAACAATTTGCGTCTGTTCTGCTCGCAGACTGCCTTGCGCTGGCGCTCTGCTGCAGCTTCTGCATTGGCTGCATCCTGCGCCTCCTTTGCCTCGCGGGCGCGTATCGCGTTATATATAGGTGTGTCTACGGCTGCGTCGCCAAGAGCATCAATGTGCTCTTCGATGAAGTTGCAGGCCGTTGCCATAGCCTGCTGTGCATCAGTCATGGAGTCACGTCTTGCCAGCTTCTCTTTTACAGGAGCCAACTCCGTTCTTCGGCTTTCCACATAGAGGGCCAGTGCAGTACGAAGCATCGACAACAGCTCATCGTAGACCTCTGCGTCAACCTCCTTCGTAGCAGCACCATTGTTGGCATACGCCACCACTGCCTTCAGAAGCTTGCCGCCGATGCGTGGCTTCAAATAAGTATTCTGACAGAAGCGGATATCTCTTACCAGTGCTACATACGCCATACGCTCACCCTTGATATCCAGGTATTCGTTCAGTACACGGGCCGTCTGGAAAAGCAAGTCCTTATGCAGGTAGTAAGCGTCAGCCTCCTGCCACTTCTCGGTAAACACCTTATCGCCTTTGGCGTCAGCCTCCAGAAACAGCAGCAGTGAGTCTATGGCGCGGCCTGCACTCATGTAGGCATCCTTCACCACGTGCTCTATCTTCTTCTGGTCTGCAGGATCGTAGCCCTCTGCACTCACCTGGTTCATTCCACCGCCCTCGTTGAACGAGACCGTCAGCAAGCCGGCCTTGTGCGACAACATCTTGTAGAACACAATCTGCTGACAGATGCGCAGCAGTCTGACAGTCACTTGATCCTTCTTCGGAACATCCTTTTCCTCCTTTGCCTGGGCAGTACATGTCGGCTCAACCAAACCTGCCTGCACGCGGTCCATACGTTCTGTCACGTCGGCATGAGGCACTTTGGGGTCTTTCTTCGCCTTGCCTGTCGGTTTGATGGTCGTCGATGTGATGTCGCCGTATTCCTTGCGCAGTCGCTCATACTCGTTGCAGAGATGCTGATACAGCGTGGTGCCAAGCAACGGCTCCAGAGCCACCCGCTCTTCCTCTTCCACATAACCGTAGATTTGGTCGGGTCTGCTCCACCGTGCCGTAGGCATCAGCGATATGATTTCGTTTTCGCTTCGTATAAACATAGCTATATCGTTTTACCGCAATATCGTGATTTCTAAAGAAAAAGTCAAGGGCATTTTAAATACATCTTCCCATCCCCATAGCAGAACACAGGTTTTCCGCTAAGTTCGCAGATCCTCGCCGCCTGCTCGCGGTCGCTCTCGACGAACAGGGTCGCCCAGTCTGACTTCTTATACTGATGTGCCTTATATCTGCCCGGGTACGACGTGGCATTGCGCTCTTCACGACTATCAGCCTGAAACATAATTAGGTCGTTATATTGTATGCCGTGTCTTTTCAGCCATCGCTCGGTGATATCCCGGTACTTCTCCAGCCTGTAGGTTACGATGGCCCCAATCGGTGTGGTGGGCACCACCATCGGCACGGCATGTTCAAGGTAGTACTCGTAGGCTTTGGTGTCACGCTCCGACGGCGGGTCTTGGCACAGCACGCCGTCAATGTCCCACATCATGGCCTGTGTCTTGTGCGCATGATGGTGCATGATGTTCCACTCATAGAGATACCACCGCTCGCCTGGCACGTAGATATCCTCCAGCCAGATGTTCACCAGTGCCTTGGCATCTCTGCCACGGGCAAAGACACAGCCAAACAGAATGTCATACGGCCCTGTCATCGTAACCAGCATCTTGCGCGCCCTGACAATGGCAGCACCGGTATTGACGGTATCGTCTATCACCAGTACTTTCCCCGGTCTTCCCCTGCCAAGCAACGTCTGTCTGTCACCGCACGACATGATGTTGCCGTCAAGAAAATCATCCAACGAGGCACATCGCCTGCCCAGCAACTCGGCCACCATCAGTGCGGCTATCATGCCAGAGCGCGGTATGCCGACAATAATGTCTACATCCTGCGGTATCTTCCATAGATTCCTGCGGATAGCGTCCGACAGGTCTTGATAACTCTTATATATCATAGCTTGAACCTGAAACCTGAATCTTGAAACTATGCCCACAGGGCTTTATGCTCCTCCAGCCATTCTTTCGGGTCCTTCCCTTTCCAACTGCCATGACCGAAATGCAGGGCATAAGGGTCTATGCTCAACTCACGGCGCGGCAGGCCGTGGCGTCTCACATCCTCCAAGAACCAGCATCCCGTGTCATACGCCTTGTCGGGAGACTTATAGGTCAGTGCCCACATTTTCGGGAAGTTGAAGTAACTCACACCCTCCTCCTTCATCATCGGCACGTTGACAAAGCAAAGGAACGGCAGCACCCTCTCAACAGTAATCCTGAAAGCCGACATGTGGGGCTTCACCTGTCCGACGAACGCCTGCGTCTTATCCCAGAAACTACTGATGTCCTGCTTGATGAGCACATCCGAATCCATCAGGATAAACGGGTTGCGACGCTTGTTCACAAGCCACTGCACCGTCCAGCAGTGCTTGGCCGACGCCCATCCGTTGCCAACGTCCACCTTGTCCGGGAACTCCTTCAGCCACTCGTCGAAGTCAATGATCTGGCCCTTGGTATTGTCGATAACCTCTACACCGTCCATCGGCACAAACGGTAGCTTGTCGCTGTTGTCGAACACGATGATGCCAACACCAGGCGTATGCTTCTGCAGCGAACGAATGCAGCAGCGCGTCATCTTAGGTGTATTGTAGTGGACGATGCACACCGTAACTCGCTGTTCCTTGTTGCGCTCGAAGGCTTCCATGTAAGCCTGCTTCTCAGGCGTTGCCTCGTTATACTTAAAGAATCGTCCCTTATACTTCTTTCGGAAAGCATCCATGTCGGGTTTGTTGCCAGTACCCTTCGTCCACTTGTTCATCATCCACTCCTCAATGGTTTTCGTGGCGTAGTGGTGCAGAGTGGCCACGTTGAAGTCGTATGGCTGGAATGGAGATGCCTCGCAAGGCTGCCACGTAGCTGTATAGCAGCAGCGCGCCGTATCGGGAATATGCGGATTGCGCCCGAAGGAAATCTCACCAAGTCCACCCCTCACGATGCTCTTGATGTGGTTGTTGTTGGGGAAGTCATACTGCACGGCCTTGTCCAGTGGCAACGGCTCCGTGAAGCGCTCCTTTACGCCACGTCCGTCATCATACACCAGTCCGCAGTCACCATAGCATTTCCAGTTCACCAGCACCGTATCGGCATCAGTGCCCGTATAGAAAGCCAGCCACTGCTTCACCGTCATCACGCTGTTCACCGTCAGAAACTCGTCGAAGTCAAAGAACGCTATCCAGTCGTACTGACCGCCATACTGGCGATACATCTCGTTATAGGCTGTGACCTGCACGCCCTGCCTGTTTCTATAATCATGGATGCTAACCTTATGCTCGGCAATTCTGTCGCCGAGAACATCCTCGAAACGTTCCTCCCCATCGTGGTTGTTGTCACAGATGTAGATGTGGTCAAACCCCAGTTCAAGGTAATGCTCAACCCATTCTCGGGCATATCTGTTCTCGCGCCGCCCGATGGCTACCAATGCTATCTTCATGTCGTTACTCAGTTATTTGTCCTGTATACTGCTGTGTCACAGCAACTCCATCCAGCTTTCTCTCAATCTCCCTGTGAACTATCTCCGCCCTTACCTTCCAGTCGAAGATCTTCTCGTTGTCATTCAGGCAGACCATTCCCGCCTGCGGGTCACGGATAATCTCTGCCAGCCGCTGTGTCGGCGTTTCATGGTCGGTATAGTGCCTTGGTGGACGGTGCTCTACATACAATCCCTCAAAGTGCTGATACAGCATGTAGATATAGTGATTGTAACTTCGGTCGTTACGCTTCAGCGGCGACAGGTAATAGGTTATCTCGTCGCCATGTCTGCGCCATACCTCCTCACAGCTGCTCTTCCTGATGGCAGCAAAGATATGCCCCGTGTCGGGCCACTTTGCTGTATAGTGCTTGCCGTAGCGCCCCGCTATCATGTTCAGCTGATACATGCACTTCCTCTGGAAGATATTCGGATTCGGTGGATACACTCGCTCCGTTATCTTCTGGCACGGCAAGAGTGTGCCGTCCGTTTCTGTCTGACGGAAGAAGTCCTCCGGCTGCAGCGGACTCAGCGGAAACATATCGTCATTGCCGTAGATAAAGTATTCCGACAGCTCTGGTATCTTATGTAGGAACATCTCAATGCATGGACTCGCGAAGCACGGCAGCATGTTTGCCGGCATGAACTCCCGATGAAACACAGTCCTCACCTCCGGCTGCATAGTGCCTTGCTGTTCTGCCGCAAGGTTCTTCATCCACTCCTGCACCTGGCTTTCCTGTGCAAGCAGGATATAGATGCGTCTGAGCCACGGCATAAACTTTATGCAGCACCTCACCAGCAGTTCCTCAGTACCCCACGAACGGAAACGCTCGCTCTTTGTCGCATCCCCTATATGGAAGCGTTGGTATTCCCGCCGCCACTCAGGGTCAGCGGGAAATACCATCGGTATTACTAAGTCAATATCTCTCTCCATGTCTTGTCACGTTTTTCTTACCAGTATCGTAGCTGTCCACCAAGCCACCCTTGCCGTACACGTCAAAGGTTGCCTTGATGCCGTTTGTTCGCAGGTCTTCCAGCAGGTCGCTCTGTCGGTCGATGCTCTCTTTCAGTGATATTACCTGCTCCATGCTCATGCCGGAATCGCCACCGCCCAGCGTGCTCTCAATCTCCTCAAACTCATCCAGATTACCATCGGCAAAGGCTCTCACTCCCCTACCCCTACGGCGCATTGACGAATGACTGAGGCGACCGCCGTTGTATAGCGTCTGTATCGACTGCCAGATGCCGTTGTCGTCCATCTGCAGCTGTCGGGTTGTGTGCGCGTCGATGATGGCCTCCCTACCCTTCTCGCCTACCAGGTGGAACTCCGGCCCGTTGGTGATGTGTGTCTTGGCATTCTTGCCCATGTAGCGAGCACGGTACGTCTTTCCGTCGGCACTATCCACGTTGTACTGTCTGCCAGGCGTCAGCGTCGATGGATCCGTAAACTCATTCACGTTACCCTCGCCATACGTCAGCATACCTGTTGCCATACGACCTGCACCGACACTGGCACCAGTCACCTGTGCAATCTGACTCTTCGATTTCGCAATCTTCGAGACGGCAAGGCCAACCAGTCCACCAAGTATGGCAGTGATGGCAGCAAAAGCTGCTGCACCACCGATAGGACCGAGCTGGGCAAATGCCTTTGATGCTACGGCTGGCGTATCGGCTGCAACCTGTCCCGTGTTCTGTGCCAACGAAGCTGTCAGCGCACTGATAGCTGCCTGTCCTGCAGCCTGCACGGCAATCATCTCAAACTTCTGAGCCGTTGAAAGATTGTCATTCGACATGGCCTGATAGGCAATACCGTACAGGTTGGCTGCTGCCGTCATCTTGGCAAAAGCCGACTGTGCGCCAGATGATATCTTTTTGTCGGTCTGGTTCTCGCCCTGCTGTATCTTGCTCTGGTTGGCAAGCACCTGACCAGTAGCCTTGTTGCTTGCATCAACCATACCCTGATAAGCATTCTGCATATTCTCCATACCGGCCTGCATGCTTTCCTCAGTCATCTGCCACGGTGGAGTAATGCCTGGTGTCTCTGCCAGGTTCTCTTGCATCTGCATCATAGCCTCCGTACCCTGCTCGGTGTACGACTGCCACATCAGCCCCATGTTCTCCTGCCCCTTGACAATATCTTCCTCGGTCATCTGCCAAGGAGCCTTATAGGTTGGTGCTTCACCACCGTTATTCTCTTCGGGTCGGCGTATGGAGTTTGGTACACCGTATTCTCCTACGCCCATATCGCCCGAACCTTCTGCTGCAGGAACACCACCCATTGCCGATGTCAGCGCATTGATGGCGGCTGTATTGGCGCCGAGTGCCGCTGTGTTCAGGTCTACGCTTTGGCTCTGAAGGAAAGCGTTCATCCAGTCGGTGATGCTCTCCGACATCTTCATATTGATGTCATCCATGACCTTGCTCCACGCCTCTGCCTGTGCGTTCTGCTGCTCAATCTCATGCTCACGCTCCAGAGCCTGACGCTCATCAAGGTATTCATAGTGAGCCTGTGCATCGCTGGTACCTGCATTGTCAATGACAACGTAGGTGCCCGCACCTGGACCGCCCTTGCCCGTCAGGTCCATCTTGGCGCGCTCGTTATAGTAATCGGCATTGCCGGCGTTGGAAGCCTCGAAGATGCTTTGCAGGCTCGAAGCCAACAGATTGCCCCACTCCTTCAACTCGGTATAGAGACGGTTCTGAGATTCCTCAATCTTGGCAGTCAGTTCCTCTTCCAGTTTCAACAGCTCGGTTTGCTCCTTGGTGGTAGCCAGATTGAGTGCCATCTGAACATGCTGTGCATCCTGGCTCTTGCGCTTGGCTTCCTCCAACTTGCCCTGCTCTTCCAGTTCTTTCGACTGTTGTTTCAGTATCTCTACCTGAGCCAGTCCGCGTTTACGCATCAGATCATAGTATGCCTTCTGCATCGACATCTGTACCTGCATCTGCTTGATAGCCAACTTGTCGACCACACGCTCCGAAGCCTGTCCTGCACCGATGAGCGAGTTCGCACGGCTTACCCTACCCTGTTCAATGCCAAGCGTCGAGATGGTCTTGTCGAAAGCCTGCTTCATGGTGGTCTCGCCGTCTGGCATGAGGATATTGTTCCACATGATTTCGGCTTCCTTCTTCAACTGCGAGGCTTCCTTTTTTATAGCATCCTGAATGGTGTCAAAAGTAGAGCGTAACTGTGCCATCAAGCCCTCCTGCATCTGCGGATTCTGCTTCATCTCCTCCACCCATGCCGTCAGTCCGGCTTCGGCAGCACGCTGCATCACCTCCTCGGCAGTTGTCGAGTAGGCGTTTTCAGCCTCGCCCAACAGGAACGTCATTTCCTTAAACGCCTCTTGGGCTTGCTTCTCGTTGAACTTCGTCATGTCGGCATTCTTCGCCATCAACTCATCGCGCTCCTTGCTCATGTGCGCCGTCAGGATACCCATCGTCGTGAGGTTCGTCTGCAGGTCCTTTGTGATGCCGTTGAACGGACGTTCCTTGTCGATGATATCCTGAATGGCCTTTACCTGCTTGACGACAATGTCGTGCATGGCCGTCATATCTCTTGCTGCAGCCAGATTGTTCTTTGCAATGTCGTCGGGTGTGGCATGTTTCGACCACTCCTTTTCTATCTTCGACCATTCTACGGTGCCGAGTTTTTCCACGCTGTCCCACCACTCGCGGAACTGCTGTGTCTCTTTCTCTGTCATGGTCTTAGTGAACGACTGGCGCAGTTGTGAGCGACGTAGCAGGTGTTCCTGCTCCGTCTGCTCCATCCGACGGTTAAACTCTCCTTCTGTGATAAGTTCCTTTGATCTCTCAATTTCTATTTGGGCCTTTCGGTCTTCATAGTATCGGTCGAGTTCTGCGACTGCTGCATCAGATACAGGCTGGTTTGATGCCACGCTGACCTTGGTAAGTTTTGTCGGGTTCGATGCCTTGCGCCGTGCATCGAGCACGGTCTGTATCTGCTGCATCTGACTGTTGAACCATTCACGGGCTTCATCGACTGTTTCGATGCCCGTCTTCTGAAACTCCTTATCATAATGTAATAAGGTGACATCGAAACCGTCCTCCAGCAGGTCGGCCATCTTCTGCAGTTCCTTCTTGCGCTTCTTCAGATGGTCGCTGCTCTGGCGATCAAAGGCAGTACCCGAGCCGTCGGTGATGGTCGGTGCCGTACCCACCGACTGCTTCCTATAACCTTCTATATTAATATTAAGGGCTTTCTGCAACTGCTTCAACTGGTTTTCATCCAGTTCGTCACGGTGGGTGTCGTAGTAGTTGCGAATGGCATCATAGGCATCCACCACCGCCCGTGCCTCTTCGGCTGAGTAGTCCTTGGTGTTGCCTTCATGGGGCTTGCGCGATGTGTCTAACTGCTTTAACAGTTCTGGAATGTCGGTGTTGGCAGCGGTACGAGCCTTGCGGATGACGTAGTTCAGTTCGTCTTGCAGCGACTGGTTCACCTTTGCCTGTTCCTTGCTTACGCCGTACATTTCGCGCCAGTAGTCAAGAGCCGCACGTTTGATATTGGCAAAGTCCGACTCGGTGACGTCCTTGTTAAACGTGCCGCCCTTCCACAACTTGCGCAGTTCCTCCGTCAGCCGCTTGTCGAAGCGGTCATAGTCGGCACCCAGTTTGTTAGTGCCTGGCTTGGTCTGCATCAGGTCAACGTCCTGGAACTCCTTCAGCACGCCGTACAGTTGTTCGTACACCTCGGGGGTCATTTCCTTCGATGCGCTCTTACCGATAATCTTACGCATCCATGATCCAGCCTTGTTCAAGTCGCCCTCGTGCTCTTCGCGTATCTTCTTGTTATTGGCCTCCATGCCCTCCAGTATGTTCTTCTTCTGTAACTGGATGTTCACGGCTTCGTAAGCTCTGGCTATCTCTTTGGCATTGCTGGCCTCGGTCAGCATCTTGCTCAGGTAGGTGCCATACTGACTGTTGATGGCTGCTATCAGTCGGCGGCGTTCCTCCTGTTGCAGGTTGCCTTTGCGCAACGGGTCGAACAGTTTGTTCACAGCGTCGCGCTCTTCGTTAATCTTGCCTATCAGCTTTTCCTGTTCCAGCCTTACCTCCTTGGCGTGATTGTACCACTCCACGCACATGGTGACAATGGCAGTGCCAATGCCCATAATGATGCTTGGCCAGTTGGCACTCCAGAACGATTTCCAAACCACGGCAAAACCTTTCGTTGCACTGCCTGCCTCGGCTATGCGGTTGCGCAGCGTCTTCACGGCTACGCTCAGTTTGTTCACTCCCAGCAGCGCACTGGCCAGAAATGCCGTGATGGCATTCAAGGCAGGAGCCACATAGGGATTGCTCCATATTTCAAGAAACTCTTTGGCACCTGCTGTCATGGTGCGTATGCCGTTGATGATGGCAGGCTGCACGAATGCTTCTTGCAGTTCGTTCTTCAGTCGCTCAATCATTCCGGCTGCACTCTCATTGCGCTGGGTGTACTCGTTGGTGATGCTGCTGCCTTCGCGGTAGGCTTGGTTTGATACTTGCAAGTTAGCACGCAACTGGTCCACGTTTTTGCTCAATGTGGAAAAAACCTGCGTGGCGCGGCTTCCGCTACTGCCCATCTCCTTTAGGAAGTCCGACAGTTCGACGGCATTCAGTGTTTCCATCTTCTCCAGCGTCTGCACCATTAGGTCCATAGCCTTGCCCTCGTCTATCATGGTCTGCACCTGGTTTTGCGACACCCCCAGCAGGTTAGCAACTGCATCGGTGTGTTTCTGCATACCACTCAGGAAGATGTTCATCTGCGTACCTGCCAGCTCAGCACTGATGGCCAGCGCGTCGGTGGTTGCACCGAGGGCGGCAATATCAGCCATTGATAGTTTGGCGGTACTTGCCACACCGCCCACTCGGCTGATGAAGTCGGTGATGGGGCCAGCCGTTGCGCTGCTGGCGGCACTCAGTTCGTTGATGGCACTACCCACACGGAGCAAAGTCTTCTCAACATTGCCTCCCTCACGCTCCAAGGCACCTGTCACTTGCGACACCTTCATCAACGACAGCACACCGTCGTTTCCTAATTCGTTAAGGGCTACGGTTATCTGGTTGGCGGCTTTTGTGAATCCCAGCACGTCCTCTTCTGCCGACAATCCCAACTGTCCGGCTGTGGCAGAGAGGGATAGCAGTTGCTCGTTGGCGGTACGGGTATCAATCTCTTTAACTCGCTGAGTCAGGTTCTCAACTTGCTCAGCGGTCATACCAGTTGTCTTGCGGACGTCAGCCATTGCGTCCGACATATCGACGTTAGCCGACCATACATTGCTGAATCCCTGTAAACCAAGATAGGCTGCGGCCAGACGTTTGGCTGACTGCACCAGGTCGTCCATGCCGCTGGTAGTGTCATCCTGTACATCTTTGAAGCCATTCATTTCCTCCTTTGCCCCGTCTATCTGTTCTTTCAGGTTCAGGAATGCCTGGCGTTCCTCGTCGGTCTCACGGCGCATGGAGTAGAGTTGCTTCTCGGCTTTCTCTACGGCGGCTTTCAGTTCGTCGAAACTCTTGCCTTTGGGATTGCTCAGAATTTCGTTAAACTTCTCGGTGCTCAGGTAAACACCTTTGATCTGCTCGTCGATGATTTCCAGATTGTCATCAATCTTCTTCAGTTCCACGCCTCCGTCGGCAGTCTGCTTGATAGTCTTTCGGTAGTCGGTCAGCAGTTTCTTGGCGCGTTCCAAGTCGGCAATGGTGCCGGTGAAGGTCTGCTTCTCTATCTGCTCGCCGTACTTCATGGCGTCGCCGATGGAGAGGTATTCGCCTGTGATGCCCTGAATCTTCTGGCGCACGGTGTCGATGGCTGTGCCGTACTTCTGCCATTCCTCGGCATCCACGCTGAACTTCTGCGTCTCTGTCAAAGATGCTTCCAGTCGCTTCAACTGCGGCAGTGCCATTCCGTCGATGCCGTCCTCAAACGACTTGAAAGCATCTTCAAAGCCGTACTTCAGCGAAGCGGCCACCTTGCCGTTCTTCTCTTCCATCTCAATGGAGGCAACGGCAGCAGCCTGCATTTCAAGACGTACCTTGCTGATGGCTTCCTGGTACTTGTTCCACTCCGTGTCGTCGGTGCTGAACTTCTGTGCTTCCGTGAGTGCAGCCTCCAGTCGTTTCAGTTCTGGCAATGCCTTGCCCTCGACGCCCTCTTCCACGGTGCGCATGGCATCCATAAAGCCGTTTTTCAGCGATGCTATCTGCTTGCCAGCGGCATTCATCACCCGCTGTGCTTCGTTCATCTGGTCGTAGGCCATTTCGTCCTGCGGGTTGATGTTGCGCATGATGGCAGCGGCATTGCGCTGTGCAGATGTCAACCGTGCTTGGCTCATGCCCTCAGTGCCCTTGGAAAGCACTTGCTGGAAAGCACTCTCTTTTGAAATGCTCTTTTCAATGGTATTGTTCAGCTTCTCGACTGCTGCTACCTCTGACTCCAGACGCTTGATGTTGGAATCTATCGCCTCTTTCACTTTGGGATCGTCAGTTTCTTCCCAACGCTTGCGCTGTTCTGCCAGCAGTTTATTCAGGGACCTTGCACGCTCTGAAAGGGCGTACATTGCTTCTGTGGCCTGTCGTGCGTCGAACTCAGCACGAATCTTGGATACATAACTTGCCATATTTCCTTGATATTATTTCCCGCAATATACTGCGGAACAAGTAGAAAATCAAGGGCATTTAGACCAAACGAAAAAGCCCCGCGACATTACTGCCACGGGGCTTAACCTCAAATCATCTATCAATTATGAAAACTAAAATCATTCAAACATCCTCTAACAGGATGCCATCAAGAAGTGAAACCACTCATTCGCCAGTAATAATTTAAAACTGCCCGAAATGGGAGAGTTGCTGCTACCTTGAAATTCAAGGCATCTGGGCGCGTTTGCCCTTCACTTTTCCTGTTTCGTTTGCCGAAGCAAAATCGCAACATAACTTCTTAGGTTCCGAAGAACGTTCGTCCATCAGGGGTTGCTCCACAGGCGTAACTTTCCTTCGCTCCGAAGGTAGGGCTTCTTTTACACTGAGGCCAAAGTGTTTGATATTGATGGCTGCATTGAGATCGCGGTCGTGATGTGTGCCACACTCGGGGCACGTCCATTCGCGATCTTTCAGCGACAAACCTTTAAATATATATCCGCAATGATAGCACCGTTTTGATGATGGTGCAAAGCGGTCAATCTTAATATAGTTCTTACCAGCCCAATCGCATTTATACTTCAGTTGACGGTAGAACTCTCCAATAGCAGCATCGTCAATACTATATGATAAGAACTTGGATCGTCTTAACCCTTTTATATTCAAATTCTCTACACAGATAGTCGTTGCTTGATTCTCGCAAGCGATGTAGTGTGTCAGTTTGTGAATATAATCTTGGCGACGATTGGCAACATTTTCATGTAGTTTGGCAATGCGTCTTTTTAATATACAAAACTGTCTGCTTCCCTTTTCTTTCTTTTCAAGTCTTCTGTTTAACAGCTTCAGTTTTCGCTGCTCCTTTTTAGCGAAATGTGTTGGTTCGTAAACCTGACCGTCAGACAGCACGGCAAAGTGTGTGAGACCTGTATCAATGCCCAAAGTATTTTCAGGTCTGATAGGTGCTTTCTCTGGCAGTTGTGCATTGTCTTCAACAAGCACACTGATATGATATTTCCCAGAGGGCAACAATTCAACACCCACTTGTTTGATAATACCATTAAAGCGACGATGGAAAACGCATGGTATCTCTTTTATCTTGGGAATAGATATAAAACCACGCTCAAAGTCCACTCTTACGCCACGGCCTTGAGTTGGTCTATCATGATAATGTTGTCGCTGGCGCTTATTGCGATATTTTGGGTATTTCGCACGTTTAGCAAAGAAGTTGTTGTAGGCTCGGTAGATGTCTGCAATAGCATATTCAATAGAAGTAGAACTAACTTCTTTTAGCCATGGTGCCGTTTCGCGTAGTTCATGCACTACACGTTTTTTCATTTCAAATTCGCTGATATTCTCCCCACCTTCCTTGTAGGCTTTCTCCTTCAGTTCTCGCGCCCAGTTATACACAAACCTACAGCAGCCGAAAGTCTTGGCAAGCATGACCTTCTGCTCCTCTGTCGGGTAGATACGGTATTTGTAGGCTCTAAGCATGGCTATATATATTAAAAGGTGGTTTCTTCCCACGGCTCAACCTTCAGCCCATACTTCGGGGCGTTCTGTTCCATCTTGGGGTGTCGCTTCGTTTCGCTGGTGTAGTAGCAAGTATCGTCGCCATATTCCACGATGTAACCATGCTTACGAAACAGATGGCGGTGGATGCTCTTCTTGCGGTGGATGGCAGAATAACCGTCGTAGTGCAGGCGCATCTTCGTTTTCTGAGGCAGGCCGAAGTGAATACGGATGCGGTCTTTGCGGATGCTCTCGTTGCGCTTCAGCCGTGTCTTCTCCAGACTCTCCCTGTAGCGTTTGGGCGACAGTCGGTCTTTGTTCGACTGGCCGGGCATGAACGAGCCGGGGATCCTCTCGCCCCTCGCCTTCCTTTCAGCCGCAAGGATCTTCTGTCGGCGGCTGTTTTCCTCATATACGCCGTAGTCACGGCAAACCTCGTAGGCGGCAGCGGTGGCCGCTGCCTGCATCTTCTTAGTAAACTGCTTGGTCTTCTTCAGACCGTGCTTCCGTGCAAAGCGGTGCAGCGTCGATTCGCCGATGCCAAACTTCTCCATGATGTCCTGGTTCTTCGTGTTCTTATAGTGGCGCATTATCCACGCCTCCTGTTTCTCAGTCAGCGACTTACCGCCTCGATTACCAATGAGCACCGACTTACGGTCTTTCTTCCATCCTCGCGGATAGGCTACATAGTCCTGTAGCCCATCCACGCTGATGTCGAATTGCTTGGCCAGTGTCCTGTTGGGTGTCACGGGGTATAGCCGTTCCAGTTCCAGCAGTTCCTCGTCGGTAAGTTCGCGGTAGTTCCTCATATATATATACTATGGTGTACGTGGCGTTATTGTGACTTCGCGGCTTCCTGTCCGCTCCAAGTCAATCAAACACTCGCCCAGTCGGCGCATCTGCTGCTCACTGTCGAGGGTGATACATGTCTTCATGTCGCCCTCCTCCACGTAGAGCATCACGTGGTTTTGCTCATAATGCTTTGTTACTTTCATATTCTTCTGTCTTTTGTAACCTTCCAGATTTCTTCGAGTGCTGAAAGGTCGAGTTTGTTCACCATTAGTTTCACCTGCTCAGGCGCATTTTCATAATAGAAGAAGTCGCCACGCTGCTTGTGTACTCTCAGCATACGCTTGCAGGTTGCCGTGAAGTTGAGCACTGGCTTTCCTGCCGTGATACGTGTCAGCAGCAGGGCAGCAGCCTGACGTGAGGCGGTGATGGTTCTATCCTTGCCAAACTTCAAGGTGTGGGTGCAGTAGTATGCCATGTGTGGCAAGAGCCGCTTCACCAGATAATCGCTGATGGCTGAGAGGTCGCCCGTCTGATGGTATTCGTAAAGCATAACGGATTCCTCGGCCTGGCTGACGATGATCTCGTCTATGCGCACGGCTTCGTCCTTCTTCTGCTCCATGCGCCACCAGTCGGCCTTGTTGTCTGTCGGCTTTATCCTGCCCTGCTTCACAGCCTTCAGCCATTGCACACAGTCGTCACGATCCTTAGAGCGGTGCTTGTATCTCTGGCCTGCAATGGTAATCTCTGCCCTCCAGCAATCCTTGAAAACCCGCTTGCCGTTCTTCCATCCCTTCGATGAGTTGTCGTAGTAAATGGTTCCCGTCGATGGTTTACGGCGGCTCTCGCTGTCGTAGATGTTGATGTTCTGACGGTCGGCATAGTTGTAGTTCTCGATGCTGTCTGCCAGTTCTGGCCGCTTGTCGGCCACTTTCTTTTCTGGCTTCCTGTACGACTTGTCGCGTTTTGGCTTATCTGCCTTGGGCTTTGGTTCCTCTTTCTTTAGTTCCTCTGCCTTGTGCTGATACTCCGACAAGGTCGGCACGTTCTTGCCTTGCTCCTTTGCCCATGCCAGCAGATGCACCATGCAGGCACGGGCTTTCACCTTGCGCTCTTCTGGCTGTTCGCTCATGGCTCCCTGCAGCTCAATGTCAAAGTCGGTCAGCTTCGTAATGTCGGTATCTCCAAGTTTGCGGAGATAGACAGCCACGAAAGAGGGTGTTGAAGCGGTGGCAAACTGGTGCCACCGTTCATCGTGACCAAATACGGTAAAGAGTTGTCGTAGCGTAACCATACTATATACTACTGTCTGTTGTAGCGTTCATCAAGGTCAATGCTCAGCTCGGCGGCTTTCTCCTCCATGAGTCTGGCATTGAGGAAGGGATTGCAGTGAATCTCCTTGTGGCAGTCGCGACAGAGCATCAAAACATTGCGCTCGTCGTTGATCAAGTCAGAGAACCGGGCGTAGGGCAGTACGTGGTGTAGCTGTGCCGAGTCGAAGGCGATGGCACGACCGCAGTGCGGACAGTGGCCGTCGTTCTGACGGTATTGCTTCATCTTGATACGATAGAGTTTCTCGCCTTCATAGCCAGTGCGACTATAGCCGCAGGCCGTGCGCCGCTTCACCCGGCAGTTGCTGATGGTGAAGTACAGTCCGAATACCTTCCACGAATGTTTGAAAGTGCCCCCCCCCAATTTTGCGGAAGAAATGGCGGTAGTGTGCTGTCGTTGTCGTTTTCATATCGTCGCAAACTTTTACTCTACCATCTTTGCAAAGGGTTTAAGCATGTGCAGATAGTCACGGACGGTCTGCATGAACGTCGTGATGTTGTTGGTCAGAAAGCTCAGTTCATCGTGGCCGTGCGAGTTGATCATCTGCTGCTTGGCCAGTTCCATCAGGCCCACAATCTGCGTCTGGGCGCTGAACATCAGTTCCAGGTCGTCCTCGTAGGTGACGTGCATAAAATAGTCGGTGATTTCCTTCACCGCCTCGTTCACTTTTTGCTGGTCCTCCAGCATAGATTTCATATTACTCATACTTCGGTTCCTCCTTCTCCGTTAGGCTGCCCACCGGTAGAGGGGGGGGTAAGTTTCGCCGGGCGCACGTCTTGTGCGCCGTTCACTGTCAGGTACTCCATGCGCAGGGCATGGATCTGCTGGATAATCACCTGCTTCTCGTCTTTGTACTTGCGATGAAACCAAGCCTTGTCCTTCTCGTACTGCTTGTTGATTTCAGCACGCTTGTGCTTCAGTTGGCCAATCTGGTTGGCAATCTTTCTCAGTTCCATCTGATGCTTCACCGAGAGTTCCATCTTGTGGGCGGCTTCGCGCTCGCCCACTTCCTGCACCTTGCGCTCCAGTTCCTCGCGCTTGGCCTGATATTCGGAGAGTATCATAAGGCACCTCCTTCCAGCCACTCGGCCACGCCACATACTAAAAGAATAACTACAAACAAAGCCACTGTCACTGCAATGCCCTGCAATGAGTAGTGCCAAGGAGTGATACCCAGCACCTGGCAGAACTCACTCTCCCAGACCTTGCGGTCGATCCTTGCCTTCATGTTCTTTACGATGGCCTTCACCTGTGAAAGCATCAAGGGCTGATACACTTGCCCAATCTGAATTGTCTGTTGCATATTGCATTATCTTGTAGACTACCAGCGAACCCCACTGGCGAGGAGACAGAGAAACGGCTGCACTTCCCGCTGTCTACAAGATAATGACTTCACCCGGAGGGCAGTTTTAATCTTACGAGAATGCAGCCGTTAGGAGATTATTTCCTTGGCAATAAAAATGCCCGGCATTTGTTGTCGGACGTCTTACGTGCGCCCTTCCGAATGGATTACCATCATCTTGTAGACGCTGCAAAGATACGGCGAATATTTGAAACCTCCAAATATTTTCGTAACTTTTTTGCTACCTCATAGCATTTTTAACATTTCAGGCACGAAAAAGCCGCCTATGCTCACGCACTGGCGGCTCAAAGAGATCTTCTTTTTATAAAAGGACAAGCGATTAAGGTAGGTGACCTACCTGAAGGTCGGTAACCAAATCGCCTGCGAATTTCCTTACACCTTCCTGGAACTTCTCCACCTGTTCCTTTCTCGGATAGCGAATCCCAGCCACATATTGACGCAGCGCCGATGCGTTCATGCCGATGTACTTGGCAAAAGCTGTCACGTCGATGGGGTAGTAGTCAAAGAACGAACCGATATCAAGCACAAAGTCAAATTCCACATCGGGAAACTCCTTGCCCTCCTTGGCCCACATTTCCTTATACTCCTGCACACCGACGTAAGCGTCTTCCATTGCCTCACGGGCAGTACTGCCATAACCGTGCAGACCGCAGTTCTCAACGGTCTCAGTACAGTATGTCGAAAAATTCCCTTTTCCCTTTCCACGCTCGACGTATGCCGTCAGCCTAACTTTCTTTGCCATATCTTTCTTTTGTTTATCAAATCCGTTCATTAAAGAGACCTCTCCCATCACGAAGCCAAACCGCCAAAAAGTCTCACACTCCAAAAAGAGTTGCGGGGATTAATCCCCGAACAACTCCTTTAAGATAGTCCGCAGGGTCTTCTCTTTGATTTCCCTGTTACCGTGCCGAGGCACTTGTGTGATGTGTCCGTTGGCAGGATTACACCACTTGTCGTGCCTGGTACCATGCTCCTTGAGATAACATTTACGCCTTCTCAAGTACCTAAGCAATTCGCTTGTCTTCATAATGTTTAAGATCTCTTTTGTCCTAATTGGACACTGCAAAGGTAGCAATAAAGTTACAAACTACCAAATATTTCCGTAACTTTTTTGCTACATGAACGTTTAATTTAAACTTTTTTATGATTTAAACCTCTTTTTACCTCTTTTTCATGTTTGCCCTTGACGATTATAGGCATACTTTGTATATTTGCTGAAAAGTCGTGTATTAAGACACAACTTAGCCGTGTATTAAGACATGGCATAGTTAAGTCTTAAGAAACGACTAAACAGAGTTATTTAACAGTAAAAACAAAAAAGTATGTCACACAACGTAAAAATCAAGTATTATGCGCGTGAGAACACAAAGATGAAACCTCACTCGTATTTTGCACAAGCCATCCCCAACGGCACTTACGGCTTTGAGGAACTTTGCGCACAGGCTCACAAGAACACCAGCATCGAGACACACATGATCCGAGCATCCGTCGAAGAGTACATGAAGGTGGCGATGGAGAAGTTGCTCGACGGCTTCCGTGTAGAGATTGGTCATCAGTTCCTGACGCTCGGCCCTGCCCTCACTGCCAAGGTAAAGGATGAGATAGATGCCAAAGGCAACGTCACAAAGACCGTCACTGCCGACGACCTGACAGCCGTAGGAGCACGTAGCCGAGTGACGGCTGTGGTCAATTCTGAGTTCAGCCATGAGTTTAACCGTAGCGTCCACTGGCAGAAGTCGGACCGTCAGGGTAATCCGCTGGAGCCCGACGAGGAGGATGCCACGCTCGAAGAAGAAGACCAGCCATCGGGCGGTGGTGACAGTCCGTCGAACGGTGGCGGTACGAATACCAACACCGGCGGCTCTGGCACATCAGGCTCCGGCACACAGACTGGAGGTGGTACATCCGGCGGTGGCACCCAGCAGCAGGGACAGCCAGGCGACTACCGTCTGGTCATCTACAAGTACGGCGACGGCACGGCATCCGTGACCGACGAGGGAGGCAACACCATTGAGAACAACGCCCAGGTAGCCAGCGGCTCGACCATCAACCTCAGTGTCGTTTCCGTTGACAACAAGCGTCCGTGCATCCGCATCAACGGCACCATCCAGTACATCGTCAACGAGAACAACGGTGCATGGACTGGCTCGTTCCAGATGCCCACAAAGGGTACCGTGCTCGAAATCCTCACCGACCCCGACGATGACGACTTCGCAGATGAGAACTAAATTGTTCTAATGTATGAGCACGACTGTCATTTCACAGCAGCCTGAGCCGAAGGTGAACAAGTTCATGGAAAAGTATAGTTTCATGGACAATCGCATTCAGGAGTATATCCATGAGTTCCTCGATCACAACGGCTACGGTGAACGCGATGCGAAGGGAAACCTAAAACGCCTCCGTGCCGTTGACACAGGCAGACTGATGCGCACGCTTCTATGGAAAGCATGGACAAACGGTGGCGGAAATAAGGTTGTTGTGGAAGCCCTCTACCAGCACTACGGCAAGTTCGTAGAGCTGGCAGTAGGCAAGGGTGAAAAGTACGTCGGTGTGGAGAGCATTGGCCGCAAGAAGTGGCGACCACTGCATCGTCTGGATGGCGGCAAGCGACTGGCAAAGCCATTCGTTACCGCCGAGTTCCGCCAGCAGATCAGGCGCTTCCAGCGATTCATGGAGCGCGAGTTTGCTTTCCAGGGATTCAATATCATCCAACAGTCACTCGAAACAGAATAACGCTACGTGTTTGCAAACATACATAATCAAATGAAAGATGCAGGAGGCCGTGAGGTTTCCTGCATCTTTTATCAGTGCCATAGTCTTACTCGTCTTCGTCTGTGCTGACTGGTGGCATCTTGTCCATCAGCCTTACCGTCACCATTGCCAGGCAATGCTGCCAACGGCGTTTCAACTCCCCGCCGTGACGTTCTATCACGTCGAGTCGCTTATATAGTTCAGCTTCCAGAAGTCCTAAAGACCCGGGGCCTTCCTTGGGTAGGTCGTGCTTCTTCAACTCCTGTTCGCAGAAGGCGAGGAAACGCTGTGTGCGCAGGTTGGCCGATTCGTGCGCCTTACGGATGCGCTCTGCCAGCTGCTTGTAGTAGGCGGCATCGTGGGGGGCATTCTTCTTGTTGCCGTTATCCCCTGATTCCGTGATACCGTTATTTCTACTCACACCCTTTATTTCTGCCATCTTCTCCAGCAACGCCATTGCTGCCAGCTCTGCATCGTCAGGCTCCGGTGTCATGGGTGCAGGGGCAACGTCCTCTACTCTCAGCGGCTTCGGCTCCTGCTTCTGCTTCTTGTGGAATATGTTCTTTAATGATTTCATGATTCTCCTCCTGCTATGGTTTCTACTGTACCAGTCTTGCTGTTATCAAGTGTTGTCAGAGTTTGCTGCTTAATAATCCACTCTGCGTTATACCATGAGTTGAAGGTGCTGATAGCCTGCAGGAACGACAGGTAGCCGCGCTGCTTTACGTTCAGCTGCTGCTGCTTCAACAGGTGCATCTCACGCAGGGCTGTACCACCGTTGGAACTATGCACCATTGGCACACCAACGAGACGTGGATCAACACCAAGAGCAAGGAATATCGGGCTGGTAGCCAGTTCCAACTCTTCCTTTCCGGCGGTGGTTACATCTTTGGACGTCTCGGCCACATCAACGATTTCGACATTATGGTGATCCTTGCCGTCCTGACCCTGCCACATCCACTGACGCATCATCTTTCCGTGATTCTCGCGGTGCTTCAGGAAGTCCTCCATCGACGCTTCCAAATCGTCGATAAATTTCTGCTGCTTTTCGGGGTTTCCTTGGTAGCCTTCGTCGGAAAAGACGGACTCCAAGTAGTCAAGACTTATATATAGGATTTTTCCCCACGACGTGATATTCTCACGCTGTTTGGCCTTGTCGTAGGCAATGGTGCTGGCAAAATCGTAGAACTTGGCAAGGAATATACTCCACCATGCAGGCTGCTGGTAGTAGAATTTGTTGCCATAGAACGTCGGGCATACTATCCACGTCGGGCGATCCTTGATGCGTCCGCGCTGATGCGACTCCACTTGATAGCGCAGTTCGCCGACACGGCCTTGCGGCATAGCGACGGGGTACATCACAATCTTCTGGTCAGAGGCTTTAACAGTCTTCAGGCCGGTCATGCCCTTTGTTCTCCAACGGTCGCTGAAATAAATATTCTGGATGTATCTGTGTTCATTGGCTGCCTCGTAACGGACACCGCTTATGATAGGCAGGATGCCAAGACGCACAATCTTCGGGTTCCACGGACCGCGACGTCCGCGCTCCAGTCCGACGGTCGGGAAGTAGAGGTCGAACATCACGTCATCCTGCATACACTGCGAACAGTGCAGCGACAGGTCGTTGTTCTCCAGAAACTCACGGGCGCCAGGAATGTGTGTCTTGTCGCCCATTGCGTCATCTTCGTCGTAACCCTCCCACGTGCGCTTCCATTGCTCGTAGGCTTCACGGGCACGCTTCAGTTTGGCATTCTCCTTGGGCGTACCAGTCTTGATGCTGATATTGCCAAGTAGCTCATCGGCTTCTTCAAGTGGCGTCTTCCCCTGTTCTTCCAGTGCTTCCAGTTCATCCAGCAGACGTGCCCCTGCATCGCGGTACTCCACCAGCTCACCGTTTGGGAAACGGTACATCAGTCGTGGACCGAGGCCAGTAGCGAGGTCGGCCAGATAGCGCAGAGGTGACGCAGTATAAGGCAAAGCCTTTGCAAGGCTGTATATTTGCGCAGGTATATTGTCGCCAGGTCCCCAGGGTATAAATCCGCGACCAAGCGATTCTCCATCTTCGCCGGCAACGGGTGTCGGCTTAGTGTTACGGCTGTCGAAACTCCATGCCAAATTTGAAATAGGGCCGTTGCTTAGCGCACCGGAACCCATGCCTATAGCCATGTTCTTTGCTTCCTTGTCAGACGGATCCTTGTCGCCCAGCGAGAAATTATGCACGCCGCCCAACTTAATGGCATCAAGCGACATAAACCCTTTCTTTCGCATTTCACGGTCTACACGCTCATAATCGGCCTTTGTCTTCGGGCGATGAACTTTGATAGAAGATTTATTTCCCATAAAATCAAACGTTTAATTTTACGGGAAAGATACTATGTATCAATCTCGAAGTCAAGGGCATTTAAAAGTACACAAAAGGGACGGTTCTTTTTGTGTACTTTAATGCGGGATAATCAGGTTATGATACCTGCCTCTCAGTCTGCCACCAATCGTTTTGTTGCCGTTGGTAAAGAAGCGGCAGCCTATGAGCAGCGTATCAAAAGCGTCCGTTACGTCCGTTCTGGTTCTGGGGTCAATGCTACCCTCCGTACCTTCGCCTTTTGCATGTAGCTTTTCACCACCCTTATACTTGCGTATGCCGTTCGGTCCCTGTTCGCAAGCACAGTTCTCAATGGCTGTTATCAAGTATTCGTTACGGTCTTCATCGGCGTTGATGCGAACGGCAGGGCCTTGCTGGAAACTGAATACATCACAGATAAACTGGAACTTCTGGTTATGCTTCATGGGAGAGCCGATATCAACGGGTGTTACGCTGGCACGGGCGCGCCTCAGTTCCTCGATAACTACATCATTGAAGTTTTGCGCCTTGGCTCCCTCTACAGCGTATGCCAGTGAGGCGCCTTGCTTTGCCGTACTGTCATAGTAGTAAATGAAGTCGCCGCCACGGTCAATGAACGGACGGTAGTAGCGGCACATATTGCGTATCAGAGCACGAATCTTCTGCTCGTTCATGGTGAACATACTTTTGAGCACCATCAGAGTCTCACGGCCTTCAAACTTACGAAGTTGCCCGATAACCACGCAGTTCAGGTTGGCATTGTAGTCTAAAGCTATCCTGATGGGAAGATCATAGTCGATGTCTAAATCCAGGCTGCAATCGTTCACCAGTGACGTGCGTGTCAGGTCGATGGCGTCATACTCCACGGCGGTGGGGTTGTTGGCCTGGTCTAAAGCTGTGCGGCTGTAGCGGGTCGTATAGTCAGACAGCAGTTTATCCATCACGGCGAGGTCGCTCTGATGGTAAGTATGCAGTTCCGAATCGTAGTTGCAGTAATATCCATCACGTGCCAATCCTTTGCGTTGGCCAAGAATCTGAATATTGTACATCAATGGGGGTAAGGTTCGACGCATAGTTCTGAACCATTCTTCTCCCAATATCTCGATATTGCTCAAACTGCTGAAACGGAAAAAAATCTTGCTCTTGCAGCGCAATTCATTGATACGTTTCAAGAATCCGTCTACGTGCCACAGTTCAGGCATCTCATCGGCTTCGGCCAGCATCAGGTCTATCTCGTGGTTGATGTCGTCGGTCTGCGTCTGTTCCTCCTGCTCCCAGAGCGCCTGCTTCTGCGTGATGGACGGGTCGCTGACAAAGAACTTCGAGAGGTATAGCGGGTTATAGTCCACGTTGTAGCCGAAGGTATATTTGGCGGTATTGCGAAAACCGTCGCCCATCAGTCCGCTGCCCTTGGAGATCAGTTCGGGTCGGATAGCAGGAAACAACTCTTCCTTCATCTTCAGAAACGGCAGGTAGCGCGTCTCGTCGGCAGCTGCGCTGGAGAGTGTCATACCATTAACACTGGCGCGTACTGCCATTGATATGGAGTACCAGCACGCACCTGTGTTAAAGATGGTTACGTTTTCCCAAGAACGGGGCTTGCTCAGAGGCAACGGCCAGTGGAGCTTGGCAGGCGGTCGCTGTCGCATGAAGTCACGACCTTCTACGAGACCCATCATCTCCAGTCCCTTCACCACAGCAGGCCATGTCTTGATGTAGATCTGCTTGATGCTGCAGCCCAGGAATACGTTACTGCTACGTGGAATGCGCAGGGAGGTTTCTTTTACGTGCTCGGCAATGTCGGTGGTCTTACCCGTACCGCGCCCTGCCACCTCGTAAGTCTCACGGCAACGGTAGCGACGGCGCTTTGACTGTGCCTCGTTCTCGTAGATATACCGCTGGTTAGGCAACTCCTTCTCTTCTCGCTCTTCCTCGTCGGCATCGCCTGTCGGTTCTGCCAATGGGAGCATACGACCCAGAGCCGCGTCGCTGTCGTTGTCTGAAAAGCCTACCCTACTCATTATTCTTCCTCCTCTTTCATTTCCTGTGCTGCAGGTTGCTGTGATTCTCCGATGGCCTTTCCGTCCTTGTCAACAACAAGTCCGTGCTCGTCAATATGTGCGCCCCACTTTGTAGCCAGTTCCAAACGGCGTTCTGCACTGACGCGCTTTCTGGTCGGGTCTACCTTCGTCACGTCGGTAGTCGGAATCAATTCGGTATAGGAAGCCTCGCTGATGCGGTTCGGGTCTTCCTCCTCGCGGTCAAGGCCACCGTATTTATACTGTTGTTTCAGGCCCATGTCAACGATAGTCATATTGCCCGTGTCAAAACCTGTGGAAATCATACGCTCTGCGGTACGGATGCCACGATACTGTAGCGTCTTGCGCGACGGCAGTTTCAAGAAGTGTTCCTGAATCCATTCAAACCACTCAGCATCCTTTTTTGCAGCCGTCAGCAGGTCGCCTCTATCCTTGTACTTCTTGTCATCAGCCTTTAGCATCGAACGTGCCAACTCCAATGGATTGACGTATGGGTTCTGTAGCCATGCCATGTAGATGGCCTTCACCCGCGTCAGCCTTGCCTTCTGAGGTTTGGTAATGTCAAGGTCAACAATAGGCACGTCGGCCTCGAAGTGGAGCGTAATACCCCGCTTCACCTCGTCTGGTATGTTGTACACGAAGTTTGCCATAGTCTAAATTCTTGAATACTCCTTCTTCGCATCAAAGCTCGGACAGCTTTTGATCCACTCCTGCGGCTCGACTATGCCATTATGGTTCTTGTCTGGCGAAAAGTCGCGGTGGCCACTGATCTTTGCCTTGGGGTATAGCTTACGCAACTCCACCAGCAACGAGAGCAGAGACGCCTTCTGAGCCTCCGTTCGCGTGTCCTTTGCCTTCAGTTTGTTATATGGCACGCCTGGCTTGTTCTCCAGACCGCCCACGTATGATATACCGATGCTATGCGCGTTATACCCGTTTACGTGCGCCCCTATCAGGTCAACGTCACGTCCGTTCCATTTCTCGCCATTCAGTCCTATCACATAGTGGTAGCCGATGTCGCTCCAGCCGTTCTTCTTGTGTTCGGCACGAATCTGGTCAACAGTCATTGCCTGTCCCTCTCTCGATGCCGTACAATGGATGACGATATCCGTTATCACCCTGCGTGACTTCTTCAGGTTGAAAGCCTGTTTGACAACCGCCGGAAGCAGTTTTGCCAAAGTGGCCGGACCCGCTATGCCGTCTGGCGTCAGGTTATGTTCACGCTGCCATGTCATCAGCGCCTCACGGGTGAGTGGGCCAAACTTCCCGTCTTGCACCAAGTGCAGCGCACCCTGTATCTGTTTCACTACAGGGCCGCTGCTTCCAAGTTTATAAAGTGTAGCCATGATTTAATATCGGATATTTACCATGAACCGTTAATCTATCAGGGCCATTCGCCTAAAGGACCGTTTACGTTTGGGATGGGGAACGCTGGGCACCACTCCGTAATGTCACCTGTCACCGCATCAACAAAGATGGGATCACCGATAGTTCCCAACACCCACTGAGCGTTACAGTTCCTCGGACCTACAGGCAGTCGCAGCACCATACCATTTGCAGGTGGGATGACACCGTTCCACTCCTTCAAGCGTTTCAGCACGTCCATAGGCCACAGCTTGATCTCGCAGTTATCCAACTCGTCATCTTCAATCCACACGTCGATGATAGGATGCGGAATAATAGTACCCTTCACGACGTTAGAACTGATGTACTGAACGTGAGACCCCTCGTCATTCCAGTAGAAGAACACGTCAGTAATGTCAGTGATGTGCAGGTCGTCGATATTCTCAGCCTTGATGGTATCGTTGAACACCACTTGCAGGTTGCGCCACTCGTAGGTCTTACCACCAATCAGATTGAACATCGTCTGGCGATGCAGCGCCACGATGTTAGCCACGCCAGCCGTGAAGTCCTGTACCACGCCGTCGTAGTCTGAACCAGCCACCACTACGGCTTTCTCCTGCGGTTTCTCACTCTTGCCGCATCCGTTGCAGGATGCCATCATGCCTACGACTATCGTCATCAGCATGCAGAAAAGAATCTTTTTCATCTTTCGTTTTTGTGTTTTGTTAATAATGTTTTGTTTATTGCGTCGCGATAGTATCGCGCCTCAATCAATATATTCTTCCGCTTCCTCCCATCCCGTATCTGGCTTGTATTCGTCGCGCTCCTTCAGGTACATCACCCTCATGCCCGACAGCGACTGCCAGCGGAAGCCCAAGTCATGCAGCTGCTTCTCTGCCGACGGCCACGGGTCGCCCCAGTCGATGCTGGCACGCAGTCCCATCGCGTCGCGCAACTGTCCCACGTCCATGACCTCCACGCCGATGTCAAACCTCGGCCACGGCATCCAGCGCTCGTTGAACGCCGTCACCGCCGCCGTCACGTTGTCATCCACCGCGTCGATGTCCGTCACCTTCTTCGGCGCTTTCTCTTCGTCGTTCTGTGCCATATCTGGAAACTTACTCGGAATCGTCACATTCTTCATCGTCGGCGAACTGCGCTCTCTGAGCTTCCAGTTGTTCGTCCGTCAGATACAGGTTCCAGTCGATGCAGAGGTTCAGTGGCTCGTCACGCTGGAACTGTAGCATTACCGCAAACCAGCCGTTCTGCAGCGGACCGACACTCAGGATGTCGATGTACGCACCGTCAAGGTTGATGCGCGCGAAGTCGCCTTTGATGTCGTTGTCTATCTCGTCATCGTGCTTCTTCTTCAGCCACGATAGGAAATTCCTTGCATGAAACAAAGCCGTCTCATACGCCACAGCCGCCTCGTCGCCGTCGGCCATCTTCTCGGCTCTGACAAAGAAGTAAATCGGGTAGTTCAGCACAGGACACTCAATAGGTCCGCTTCCGTCCACCCCACTCTCCATCACCACGCAGGGCGTAAAGGCGTTGCTGATATCCTTGGCCATATCCACCACGCCCATCTGCGAGTCAGTCAGGTAGAAGCGTTTGTTCTCCTTCGTGTGCCGCATGTACTTATACCGCTCGCACCACTGTTTAACAATCGAATGAAAAGTCATAGTCGTTTTGTGTTTGTGTTGTTACACCTTTATCTGGTCGAGGTCGATGCCATAGACCTTTGCGCTGTTCACCACCGCCTCCGTCACCGTCTCTTTACCTCCGATCTTCACCATCTCACGGTACTTGTCCTGCCACTTCTTCACGTAGGCATCGTGCTTCTCGCCAGGTTCCTTCGGGCCTCGGGTGTCACGCAGCGCATTACGCAACTGTTTTACGCGCGCCTTCTGCTCTTTCGTCAGCTCGACTTCCGTTCCCGTTGGTTCCCCTGCAGGCAACACATGCGCCTGCCCCAGGTCATCGACTGTCACACGGCCAGCCTTCACCGCCTTCGCCCACTCAGCGTCCAGCTCTTTGCGGATGCTCTTTACCTGACTGTCAATCCTCGTGGCGGTCTTTGCCCACTTCTCGCGGTCAGCATTCTTGGCGTTCGGGTCGTTCATCAGCAGGCGCATATTCTCGCGGGCTTCCTCCAGAGCGCGCATCAGATCGCCATACTTGGCCGCACGCTCCTGCGTCTTTTTCGGCAGGATATGCACGTACTGGGAAATATGTTCCGGCCTCGGGATGATAGCCGTCGTTCCCGTCGTGTTAGCGTCGGGCTTATGGGGAGTGCCGCCCGTCTGTGCGGGCTTGGCTCCGGCGGCGCCTTTTGGCACTTGGTTATAGGGCGCAGCCGCTCCCCCACCCTTATCGTTGTGTTTGTGTTGATTGTTGTCAGCCACCGTTCCAGTCGGTTTTCCGACGGGTTGAACCACTGTGTTCACGCCCTGCTTCGCCACAGGCTTTGCCCCGTCCGGCTCACCCATCGTCTTCAGGCACTTCACCATTCTTCGGATGCTTCTGTAGGCAGCCTTGCCATACAGTCTGTCAGGCAGCCACGTGTCGGCCATGTTCGAGAACGATGACAGTAATCGTGCGCCCTCTTCCCAGGCGCGGCATTCCTCGTCATTCCATCGGCCACTCACCTGCATCACGTTCTGCAACTGCGCCTCCGGTTCCTCGGCACGTCTCAGCAGCATCTTTGCAGCGGAGCGCAGCCACTCCCCTACCCGCTTTGCTATCGTCAGCCGCTCGCCGGCATCCATATTGTCGTACCTCTTGAGGTACTCGCTCAATGTTATCTTCTTGATCATAGTCGTTACTCTTTTGGTTTCTGCTCTTTCTTCATCTCCTGCTGTTCCTTTGCCCACATCATGTAGCAATAGCGGAAAGCGTTTTCGCCCAGCTGCTTGATAACCTTACGGATTACCGACGGCTGCTGCGACTGTTTCGCACGAATCAGGTCGAACTCCTTCAGGATCGTCTCTGCGTCGTTCGTACCGAAGCGTCGGAGGAACACCTCGTAATCATTCTTCGTGTTGTAGTGGATGCCGTATTTTGCCTTGGCATCGCGCATCATTTTCAGCATCTGCTTCACGGCCTCCTTGATACCTTCCAGCACACGCTCTCTCGGCACATCCACCATCTGCATCCCCTGCTGCTGCAACTCCTTTTCGATTTGCTGCTTCTGTTGGGTCTGCTCCTGTTCTGGGGCTTTCGCCTCTTGTTTCTTCTTAGTCATATCTCAAAAAATTTAAATTAGATATTTTCAGTCTCAGTTAAACCAGCGTATTTCAGGATGGCCTTTGTAGCCCTTCTCCCATACGAACCACGCATACGCCGTGGCCGAACCAGGGCTGTGCTCGAAATCGCCGTTCTTCGCGCATTTGAGCCGCGAGCGACTGACCCAAATCCGACGGGGGGGGTAATTTTCAAAGAGCCGTGCCCTACCCTTTCCTTCCAGAAAAGTCAACTTCAGGAACATCGCCACCTTGCTACCCTCCTGCACGATCTGTATCGCCTTTTCAACGAACTCCTGTGCAAAGGCATACGGCGGATTTGTTACGATGTCGCCTATCCAGTAGCGGTTTTCGGCACTCAGGAAGTCGGCCACCTCTCCGTAGCCCCTGTCCGCAAGGTCTCTACTCACCACCTCGTAGCCATGCGCTTTCAGCACCTCGCTCATGTGACCCTCGCCACACGACGGTTCAAGAATGAACTTACTGAATTGCTCCAGTCTGCACAGCCACTCGGTAGCAGACGGTTCCGTAGCATAGTAGTCCTTGTCGGCCCGTTCCTCGTCGCAATGGTTACTTGCTCCGATGGTCTTAAACGTACTGGCGTTTCCGCCCTTCCAATCTCGTGCCATAGTCGTTTTATTTGTATTTCCAAAACTCCAGTTTCCCAATTTGAACAAGTCTGTTTCTTCGATCCAAGCATATTGTAGAAAAATGCTTTTGCCATGCGACACGGATTCCGAACAATTCAAAATTCCATTTCAACTCTCCCATAATCCAAAATCATTATAACTTTGTGGAGGTAGAGGGAGTCGAACCCTCGTCTTACTGACTTATTATAGAAACTTCTACTACGTGCGTGGGCTGACCAGACAGCTGGACGAGCATTCCACCACCCTATTTGTTGTCTAACAGGGAAATCCACATTGTGCTGTGACCTTTATGTTCCTTCGCAAGTCACCTGCGAGGTGCTTATGCAGCTGCGCGCATATTAGCACGGGGAGTCATATTGACAACCTTAGCGTTTATTTGTTTTGTCATTTCAAGGCATGACTGCCTGCACGATTTCTTGCCTTCCATCAGCAATCAAAACCAAATACCCCCAATGTCAAAGAACAACATTTTTTGTCTTTTACCACAAAGATACATATATGTATTTCCTACGTCAAGGGCAAACCGAGTCGAGCGCAGAATCCTTAATATTTTATATTACTGCAATATTGCAATAATGCTTTATTGTTATATTGTGTTAAAACATAAGGACAATATTGCAATAATTCAATATTTATTCCTATCTTTGCAGCAGCTACAACATTTTATATTCATAATTCATTTACAAAGCTACAGTTATGAAACAGAAACGTAAGACACAGTTGCGTGCTGTCATTGGCATCGGCAACTACAAGGGCGGCGTAGGAAAGACCACGACTACCCTGAATCTGGCAATGGCTTTGCACGCGCAAGGCTACCGTGTGATGGTCATCGACATGGACCGTCAGTGTAACCTCTCCAGCTGTACCGACTGGGATCCAGACATGGAGTTACAGAACTACCCCACCATCTACAACGTATTGTGCGAGGATGCGCCCATTCCCGTCTATCTCGCGCCGTCAGGACTTTACTACTGTCCCTCTACCTCTATTATGAATAAGGTAGACCAACAGCTCCCTACCCTGCGCAATCCCGCATCCAAACTGACACGTGCCCTGCAAAAGGCACCCGACGATCACACAGGCGAAGGTCTTACGGACTGGGCAACCGACTTTGACTTCATCCTGATTGACTCGCCCGTTGGTCCGCAGGTGCTTATCGACAACATTCTCATTGCAGCCAACGCCGTGCTCATTCCCATCAACCTTGAAGGCTTTGCTCTCAACGGACTGCAGAACTACCTCGCCTATATCCAGGAGATACGCGAGACGGAGAACGACGAACTTGTAAATCTCGGGTTCCTTATCTCTCGCCGTGGTCCGGAATCAAAGGATAAGGACAAACCAAACAAGCAGGATATCGCTGAGAGCAAACTACGCGAACGCTACAACAAGAATATCCTTCCTGTCATCATCGGCGATTCGGAGGCCATCAAGAGTTCACAACAAGACTTGAAGAGCGTGTTCCAATACCCGCCAGCCTACGTAGCCAGAAAAATTTACTCTAAACTGGCAGACGAAATCGTCAAGCGAACCAAAGGACTGATATAGCATTACGGCAATACTGTCTAACTGCAATAACGCAATATAGCATTAATGCGGTAAAACATTAGCGCAGTATCGCAGTATAGCAATACACCTATATTATATTATCGAAAACCGACCAAATTGCAGTAAAACACTAACACACTATCGCAATAATGCAGTAATGTAAGGAGGCAATAAAACAATATAGCAATAGTGCAATAAGGTTGTAGTGTAATAAAGCAGTAAAACAATAATTTAATAAAGCATTATAACATGAGTGCAATAGGAAAAAAGAAACAAGACAAGTCGCCGCAGGTTCTCAGTGAGTCACCAGAAGAAATTCTGCAGCGCAAGCGTGCATTGGAGAGTAGGGTAGGGGATAGCAGTTCCTCGTCGTCATCAGAGCCACAGCCTACTGGTCTCGCGGCAGAGAAAGCCGTCGGCGCCCTGTGCTTCCTCCCCAAGTCATTACACCGTCTCGCTACCCGTGCGGCAGAAGACCGTGATCTAACCGCCAAGCGGTTCTTCTTTGAGTTAGTCCTAAAGGGTCTCGAACAGCAGGGTATCATTACCCAGGAACAATACGACGAAGCATTCAAACTCCCCAACGAGTACGGATGGAAAGGACGCAAGTCTTCGGGCAGCAGCTCTTCATCTTCGCAGTAGTATGTTATCGCATTACTGCAATATTGCAATAATTTAATAATACTATAACGCAATAAGGCTATGACACCAGAAGAGTATATAGAGAAGCTGAAGGAGGTACAGCGCACCCTTGACAGCGTAAAGGAAGATCTCGACCGTGCCATCGACAGGATGCAGCGACGTATCGAGACGGGATATGAGAGTATGGAACGGGACAGCCGTCTGGCAGCACTGGCAGGGCGTGAATACGTGAAGCTGGCAGACAGTACACTCCTGGAAGTTGGAACCGCTAAAATTGAATATTGATTATGAAGCATACGGAAAGTGAAGCATACGAATTGATAGATGCTTGTAATGAGAATATCAACAGCGGAGATGTGAATAGTGCTGGCAGTTATGACGAAGGTGTCAGAGATGCCTTACTTTGGATGATTGATGGTACTTCAAAACCATATATCGGTAGAGAAATTTAAAGCAATATATCTATGCAACAGTACACGCATGATTATACGCTGGTGTCAGAGGCCGAGAGTCATCTGTACGCCGCACAACAGTTAGAGGCGCATGAGCAGCCCGAAGAGGCATGGAAGCACATTGAAGATGCCCGTCGCAAGCTGCAGCAGTATCTTGCACAGGACAATATGATTCCAGACGATGATGTCTACAACGGATGGGTGAAGTCCAACGACGTGAAAGAAGAAATTGAAAAACTAAAACAGCAGCAGCTATGAAAACAATTATCTCCGCAGGCCGCATCATGCTCATTGTGCTGGCAAGTCTCTTGGCTTTTACGTCCTGCAGCAAGGATGAAGAACCAGGCATCAGGGATTACGATCTGATTGGCCAATGGATTTCTGACGTCAGGAATAATACACGGATATATACGTTTGGTGGTGATTTCAGAGGATACTATAACGATTCCTCTGGCAGATGGTCCGACTTAACCTACACGATTTCTGAACTCGGACATATCCATATCAAATTCTTCAATAGTACCACCAAGGAATTTGAAGAAGAGTATGACTGGACTTACAGTGTGTCCGGAAATACGCTATGGCTGAACGGAACATCGTTCACCAGAAAGAAGGACAGCACACCTGTAGATACCGTTGTGTCAGCACGCCGACAATAGGGTAGGGCTGAAAGACATGGCAACGACCGCACCGAGGATAACAAGGCGATGCGGTCGTTGTTGTATTATAATCGTAAAGATATGACGCGGACAGATTTAAAGTCTGTGTGCCTTATCGGTTGATTGCCCGAAAGCGATTTACAACTTAGCTGAAGTCTGCCCGCGATGACGTAAAAGAGTATGCGTCGCCATCAGGAGCGTAATTGCCTGTGTAGTCGTTTCTGAGGTTCATCGTTTCGGTTTCACTATTAGGCCATCGGTAACATACAAGTGTCATGCTAACCTCTCCTGTGGGTGTAAGGAGCGAATAAGCATCGACGACTTGTGCAGACGTTGTGCTGGCCTCCTGGTTCAGCATTACGGGAGTCTGCAAGTCCACGATGTTCAACTGTGAATCGAACGAAACGACGGCAGTACCGTCCAGCGAGAGAGTGGCTACCATTACGCAGCCAATGTCCTGCTCAGGTGGGCCATAAGCCTGCATCTGAGCCGTAGCGTGCGCCATCAGCGTAATCATCATCAGGCACATCATGCAAACGAATTTCTTCATTGCCTTTCGCGTTTTAGAATTTGACATAGCCGAGTTCCACGGCGTTACTATTCCTACATACAAAGATACAAAATACCCGGCATAAATCAAGGGCATTTAGGAGAGGGGCTGGGGAGAGGTAAGCCGACAATTAAAATTCGGTCGAAAATTCCCAAGTTATAAATTTGCTCGATGTACGTATGCGAGATATCAGCGGGTGTATTCGCGGCCATGAAGTTACAAATCTGTCCGAGTTTGATACGGATCTTCGACCGATTTACAGGCGATATCACGGAATATCCTGACTACATAGAAGTTACAAATTTGTCCGAGTTTGATACGGATTTTCGACCGCATTGATTTTCAGATAGTTATGCGAATACATTAAACAACCCTCTTTTCTTCCTTTTCCAAAAGAAAAATCTTCAAATCAGAACCTTATTGATTTTGATAATTTTTATTCCCGATGACAAATAATAAATGATACGGCGGTGTAACTGCTTGATAAACAAAGCGATATAGTGTATATTACGGACATATACGGAAGTATTTCAGGACAATAACGGAGGTTTTTCCAGACAAAAGCGGAACATTTCTCAGACGGATTCGTATGCTTTCTCAGACAATAACGGAACACTTTTCGGACATTAACGGAAGTCATTCGGACAAAAGCGGAACTTTTCTCGGACAAAAACGTAACTCGGACAGAAGCGGAAGTATCTGTTAGAACTCGGACAAAAACGTAACATATTTCGGACAAAAACGTAACTTGCTTAATTGTAAACAAATATTAAAATTTTGCAAGTCGTTGAAAATAAATAGGAAAACGCTTGTTTATTTACGGACAAATTTGTAACTTTGCCACCGCTACAACAAATACAAAGCTACACATTATGGCAAGAAAATCAAGGAAAGCCGAGCAGCTGAAGCAGGAGATTGTGAACAGCGTCCCTGTCGATCAGCGTAAGATGATTACGCAGCCCATCACGTTCACCTACCTGAATGGCGAGATGACGATGATGCAGACGCGCATCCAGACAAAGATTATGGAGAAGCTGCAGGATCGCATCTCCAAGGCACTCCGTCGCAACAACCAGAGCGGTTACATGGGCGATCTCTTCACTGATGCCGACTTCGTACCCCTGCCAGGAGGACAAACGATGTACCTCACCTTCGAGGTAAAGTATTCAGAGTTGGGCGTGGAAGCCACCCATTACGAGGACGTTGACAAGGCCGCACGCGCCATGCAGTCGATTATCTACGAGAAGGAGGTAACCGACGAGCAAGGCCATCACGCCACTGAGTACACCGTCGTCTTCGACAAGGTGACTATCCCCAACAAGGATAATGCCAGCGGTACCGTAGAGCGACGCGACAGCATCAAGCTCCGTATGTTGCCCGAGACAGCCCGCGACCTGTTCCACATCATCCCCTACCACCGTTACCTGAAGGATGCCATCTTCCTGTTCTCCAGCAACTACGCAGGGCGCATCTACCTGCTTATCAATGCCAACAAGGGGCTGGGTACATGGACGGTGGAGTACCAGAAGCTGCGCAAGATCCTGCTTACCACCTACGACAAGGAGTCGAAGAAAGTCACCGTCGATAAGTATCGTGATATCAACGACTTCAAGAAGCGTGTGCTGGAGCCTGCACGTAAGGAGATAGCAGAGGCCGAAGACCGTGTGGACTGCACCTTCGACTACGAGTTCCGCTATCCGTCTGGCAAGAAACGTGGCACGCCTGAGTTTGTCGTGTTCCACATTCACCTCACTGACCTTGGGCGTAAGATGAATCAGAAGCGTCTCACGGGAAAGGGTAGGGTAGAGGAAGCCGTGGCCGAAGAGATTACCGAGAAAGTCCCAGACCCTGCACCCCAGCGTGAAGCTGCTGCAGAACCCGTGGCTCCACCTATGCAGGAATGGTGATGATTTAATAAGTCAGAAGTTATGGAAGACTACAGCAAACTTTGGGAAGACAGCCTCGCGATGATCCGCGAGAAGTACGGCGACAAGTTCCGGCACTGGTACGACGTGTGGTATGGCGACGTGCGCTTCGAGAGCTACGATCCCGACACGCACGTGTTGCTTATTCAGGTGCCGTCAAAGTACGTCTATGAGTTTCATGAAATGAACGGTGCCAAGGATATCCGCTGGGCCACACATGAGGTCTTCAAGGATAGCATTACGCTCAAATATCGCATCCTGCGAGAGCCGACATTTGCCGAGGTGGCCACCTATCTGCAACAGCAAGGCTACGACAGTCGGAAAGACCCCTACCACATCCGCATCGACAATGCCCGTAAGCGCATGGAGGACGGCTTGCATTACTTCCTGAAAGACCAGGCACAATGGCTCCCTGGCTACGACAAGATAGCCGACTGGCTTGCCGACAACAAGGGTAGGGGACTGCTCTGTGTCGGTACCACCGGACGCGGAAAATCGCTCCTCTGTCAGCAGATTCTTCCCGTCATCCTTGGCAACGGCGGGCGTCCGATAGCCAGCATTGCCGCCACCGACTTGAAGTCACGTCTCGACGAGCTGCTGCACGAGAAGATTGTCATCATCGATGATCTGGGCAAGGAGCCACGCAAGTATTTCGGCAATGTCGATAACTCGTTCTTTGAGCTCTGCAACAATGCCGAGCGCACGGGCAACCTGCTTATCATCACCACCAATCTCTCCACCACACCATCCGACCGCGCCATCTACCCGGAGTCCATTCAGGAACGTTACGGTGCCGAAGTCCTCGACCGTCTGAAGTCCATCACTCGCATGGTACGGTTAGAGGGCGAAAGCCTTCGTCGGTAGCTACTGCTCCCGCTTGCATCGACGCTGCCACTCACGGCGCATGGGCTCTGCATAGACGTCGGGTGTGTTGGTGTCACGGCAGAACGCCTCTATCATGTCTATCTGGGCGTACTTCTCGTCACGGTGCTCTCTGGCATACCTGTCTGCATAGTCGCTGACGGCCTGCCAGAACGCCTCTCTCAGGATGCGCTGTATGACCTTCGCCTGCTTCATGCCGAAGTTCACGTCCAGCGTCCACGGACGTAGCACGCCGCTCCTGGTCATGCACAGCCTGGGACACTCGATGGGCAAGTACTGCAGCAGACTTTCCTTTGTCGCTCCGTAGCTCTCTTCTATCGCCGTTGGGTCAATCCTCATGCCGGCATCCAGCGCATTGCGGAACGTGCCAGACATAGAGTTGCCAATCGGTCCTTGACCCATCGGCTCGTTGGCCGTCTCAAGGCGCAGCGCACGTCTGGCTCCTGGCAGGTGCTGAATGCTCACCACCTTCCAGTCTTTCACCATTGCGCCACCGCCGAGTTCGTGCTGAACCCAGCCTTGGATAAAGTCCGTTACTTTCAGCCAGCAGATAGCCGGTGCTCTGTATTGCCGTTCGCTCATTATCAATCCATTACGCCTTCACGGTGCAAAATTACGAAATTTCAGCGAGCAAAAAGAAACTTTCGCCATTTATCAGAAATCGCCCGAATTTCCCTGTTTTCACCTCAAAAAAATAACTATTCTGATAAATTTATGAAACTGGTGAGTATCAGCAAGTTAGCAGCCGAAACACCCCGAAAAACAGCCCTCCGAGTTATTTTCTTTCTGATAACTTGCAACCGCCTGACATTCAAGTCGTTGCGAAGTCGAAAAAGTGTATTTATCAAAAAATCGCGTTTTTCGGCGAAACTCAGAAATTTTTCTAAAACTCTCTGAAATTCCTGTATTCTTTCTCATTCATCAAGCAACGCGCACGTCTCTCCCTTACACCCACAATAAGTAAAACAAATATATACAAATAAAATAAATGACTGATAATCAATAAATTATATAGTATATATAGCTCGTTATTTTTCTTTTTTGGAACACTTATCCCACCAAGGAAATCAAAAATAACCCCGATTTTTTCATATAAATAATTGATAATCAGTGTGTTAGGAGTTTATAAATAATTTTGCAACCATCTGATAACCTGATAACTCCTTAAAAATTTTTTTTGCCGCCGCGCAGATAACTCCCTCAAAATTTGCACGTTACGCGAAAATCACCTAACTTTGCGCCGGATTTAGTGGTCTGATAACTGAAAAGCTTTTTTCATACGGCGTCGCGATGACGAAAGGTACGAGCCGCCGCGAGGCGAGAATTCAATTTTTTGATTTGTTTTAGTAGATTAGTTTTTAAGTAGTTTGTTTTTAAACAGAAGAAACTGCAGGTTATACATCCCTGCATTGGGTGTTTACTTACTCACCCGCACCGTCGTCCCGTTGTAGCTTTGTGGGTGGCGGTGCTTCTTTTTATGTTCCAACCAACATTTGCCCTTGATGCGGCGAGCGGCAAATATTATCTTTGTATCAAAACCCAATAGTTATGATGAGACCATTCTACTTTGATCCTCTCGACCCAACGGGCCAGTATTATTACGACCCACTGCCTGAGCACCCGACGAAAGAAGAGCTGGATGAGTACCAGCGCATGACGATGAAGATGCTACGCAACACCATCATCGGCTTCTTCGTTCTGCTTGCGGCCTTTGCCATTTGTTCGGTGTTCAGTTCCTGCGCCACGCAGAAGCAGGAGCATCAGGAGCAGACCCATGTTGTCGTGACCGACTCTGCCGCTACCGAGCATAGCCAGGCCGTACAGGTCAGCAATCAGACGGTCAACATCGACAGCATCGTTACCGCTGTGATACAGCGCACACGCGAGGAGTTCGCCCGTCAGGAACAGGAGCATGAGATTATCACCGAGACGCTGACGGAGACTGTCGATTCTCTGGGCCGTGTGGTGCGTCAGCAGCAGAAGACCACCGACCGCACCCTCTCGCGCCAGGAGCAGCAGCGCATCGAGCGTCTGGAGCAGACCTTCGAGCAGCAGATCCACCTTGCCATCCATGAGCACGACTCCATCTGGCAGGAGCGCTTTGCCCAGTACCAGACCACCATGCGCGACTCCCTGCAGTCCATGCGCGACATGCAGCGTCAGACCAGCGCCACCAACCCCCTCACATGGTGGCAGCAGTTCCGTCTGCATCTGGCCAACATCGCCCTCTATGCCCTCCTTATCATTGGCGTCATCTGGCTCATCCGCAAGAAGAAATGGTTAAACAGTTAGCATTATCCGAGCTCCGACGAGTGGCCGAGAAGACACGCCTTGTCAAGGTCAAGGTGCCTGATGGCCGTGGCGGCTTCACGCTGAAGGAGGTGCTGGAGCGCGTGCCTTGGCGCGTGTGGTACGTCGCTGCCCAGAATGGCGACGTCATCCGTGGGCTGGAGTGTGTCACCCTGGCTGTCGATGTCGATGGCCCCGGAGCCTATCCCTCTCGCCTGGTGCAGTTCATCGCCAGCGGCCAGACCCGCCGTCTGCGCGACTGCTGCATCCTACAGGCAAATGACTTCAAGTTAGTGATTTAAGAATATGTTTCCACAACAGTATCTCAAGAAGATAGCTTCTGCCGTATCCAAGCGTTCCGGCATCTGTCAGGCCACCGTAGAGCAGGTGCTGCCTGCCTTCATCGACGAGGTACGCTTCCAGCTCACTGAAGGCAAGCTCAGTGTACCCATCGACAGTTTCGGCACCTTTGCCCTCATCGACATTCCCGAGCGTCAGCACCTCTACACCTACAAGGGAGCCAACGAGTTGCGCACCCTGCCACCCAAGAAGAAGCTGAAGTTTGCCCCAGCCCGCAGCTTCCGTCGTGAACTGGAGTCCGGTGTCTTCGATGCCAGTCGCAAGTCGTTCTGTCGTCACCCCAAAGACCCCATCCTGCGCAACCGCGCCCAGATGGCGTACCGTGCCGACCGCAAGGACCAGATCAATAAAGGTGCTACCAAATTTTTGAAGCCCACCACAGATGACACGGATGACATGGATGACGAGGATATGAAACATGAACTCTGAACCCTGAAACCGCCCGTTAGGGCATTTACCGCTTATTTGTCCCAAAGTTTTAGCAAACATTAACAATAATAGATTTTGTGTTTCTCATACCCGCTAAACAGCACCATCAACCTCAGTGTGGTTTCCGTTGAGAACAAGCGCATGAACTAAACAACCATTCCATATATTAAGCCTTGTGCCATTTGTCACGGCCTGGCAGTTCGTATGACTGTCGGGCTGTTTCTTTTTGCGAGGTAACAAAGAAAGTATAATAAATCTTAAAACATTTGGCGGTAACAAAAATAATAATTACTTTTGCGTCAGATTTCAAACAAAGCTACACGTTATGAATATGGAAAAAGTAAAAGTCACTCAGGACGTTGTTTATCAGTTTATCACCGATCACAATGTCAATCTCTCGGGTATCGCCCGCGAGATGCAGGCCAACCCTACGCTTGTTGCCGGATGCTTCAAGCGCAATGCCGACCGCAACGGTCGTCCTCGCCACTTCACCGCTCAGACACTGCCCCGTCTGAACGAAGCCCTCGATAAGTTTGCTGCTAACATGCGCCAGAGTGTTGTGGCCTTTGGTAGCGAGCAGACCTACACCAACAACCGTGGTGTGACATACGACCCTGGCACCATACCTGCCGTCAAGCAGTTGTCGCAGTACTTCAACCTCACCCAGTTCATTATGCGCATCCTCGGCTGGACAGAGAACAAGAAGAACCTGACGTTCTCGTCGCCCACGGCTAAGATGTTCGGCTGCATCAGTCAGGATGATATCAACCGTATCAATGCCGAACTGCTTGCCGTGTCTGGAGTGCTCTCCAGCTATGAGGTAGTTGAAGATAGGTAATATTTAGCTTCACGTTTGAAGTTTTAAAGCAATCAGCAATAACCCAGTGCGGGAATATTTGCTGATTGTTTTTTTTGATTTCTCTACGGAAAACACACATTCCAACAAATATTTTTTTTTTGATTCATGCACCTATCGCGACGCGCACCCCGCGCCTCGCTGGGCGGCGGAGCCTGCGGATCCGCCGTTCGGACTGGCTGCAAATATGCTGCAAAGGGTGCAAAGGTGCAAAGGGTGCAAAGGGTGCAAAATAGGAAAGCCCACCAACACCCGCACGATTATAAATAAGGTACGCGATGGAAAGCAAAAAAAATGCTGCAAATAACAAAAAAAGTAGTTCATAAATTTGGAAAGTAACAAAAAAAGTAGTATCTTTGCCAATGTCAGAACGACACAAGAACGGAAACAAACACTGACAAAGAGTTCTTTAACATACTGATACACCGCACCGCACAAACCGCAAATATCTTTGCAAGTTAGTGTGAAGAGCACGGAAATTCTACCACTTAGTAGTGGGCACGTGTGCCCAAATCAGAAAAGCAAGAGGCCGTGTTGATATAGAACTTTGCCTACATTGGTATGGTTTGTAAGGTAGTCCTGCATTGGTGGGTAGGTGTATGAGTTGAACAACGGCTGCAACCTATGGATGTAGTGTATAGGTACGCAAATGCCCGTAAAACGGCATAAGCGGTAAAACGCTATCGTGTACCAAGTGCTATATCTGGCGGACTAATAATGTGGTCGGTTACAAACGAAAGGGAAATGCTATATAGCCGTATGCTATACAGCCCTGCGCCTGATGGGGCATAACGGAACGTATTGGATAGTTCCGGAGTGGGCATACGTACAAAGTGGATAGGCCCGGGTAGGAACTATAGACGCCAGTCTATAGGTAGGTTTGGAATGAACGACTACCGGATTTATCCGGCGGAAACTATAGGCCTATAGAGAAAGTGAGCACCATCAGGTGCAGGGAGTTCGGCACTCCCCTATGGGCACAATGATAGCAATGTCGCTATCAGGTAAAATCTTACAATTATGGCAAACAAGAAGAACGTTCCCGCACAGAACACAAACAGTGCAGAGTTATCAGTGAATTTCGACCTGTCGTTTACCGCTTTCAAGAAGGCACTCGGCGCAGTGTTTAACGAGACTTGCAAGTTCAAGCAGGCTTGCCGTGTGTTCGACGGCATGGGTGCTTTCCCCGTACCTACCGGTAAGAACTCCACTATCCGCTTCGACCAGCTTGTCGGCACTATCGGTGTGCAGTTCAAGGGCGGACGCCTTGACCCCGAAAGTCTGAAGAGTGCATGGAAAGTCATGACCGCTGACAACTACATGGCTCTCTATAAGAGCGTACCAGGCTACGAGGCCGTAGAGGGCGACGAGGAGAAGTCACGCAAGGTCTATGTGTGGAATGAGGAGAAGGCTCAGTATGAGGGTGTATCAGTGACCCGCATCGTGGCTGTGGAGAAGTGGAACGCAAGCCTTATCCTTGAGGGTATCTTGCAGAGTGCTTTCACAGCCCGCTATATCGACGAGGCAGCTAAGAGTCAGAAAGCATGGGACGAGTACGAGGGCGAGCTCTATGTCTTCGACAAGGTGCAGGACAAGGACGGCATCACTAACAAGCGCCACATCATCCGCAAGACACAGGTGGAGTTCTAAGGAACTCCCACCTATCCCCATCGGAGCCTGACATAGAGTGGAAACATGGCTATGGCGGTGGACTTGTCGGTGTCCACCCAGGCACAAAGTATAACATCATAACATCGTGAAGACTATGAGCGAAAGAACGACAGCGCAGATCTGCGCCCGCATGAGAGAAATCAGCGCAAGCAGAACGTTCCACCATCAGCGCAAGCAAAGGGTGGAGAAGTGTGAAACTATCTATGAGCAGACTATGGTGGTCAAGGGTGGGCGCAACCCCAAGCACTTTATGACCTCCAAGCAGCTTATCGAAGCCTATGAGCAGGTGGAGTGGGAGACAGAGAACCGCCACCAGATGTTCGAGGCTGGCAAGGGTACACGCTTCACTAAGCGCACTCATGTGAACAACGGAGCCCACTATACGAAGAGTGGTGGAGTGACTACGACCAAGCGACCTACCGCTCAGGGCGAGGTGTGCAGCGTGGGACGTGTTATCACGGTCAAGCGTTTCAGCAACAGTCGCCTGACGTGTGTATGCAAGAGCATCATGTATTAAGCAACAACTAACCGGCACTATCAGTGACGGCTGAGAGCACAGATATAGCCAGACACTTGAAAGCTCACCTCTATAGGACTAAGGCGAGGTGGTAAGCGGAACGTGCAGCGCGAGGATCGAGACGCTATCAGCAGGAAGCAGTGTGCCATAAAAGCAATAATCGTATGAAGAACGTGAGATTTATCGCAGGCATCGTCCTGCTAAGTATCGGCGGCTGTGCAGTAGCTATGGCTGCTGGTGGTGCTAACGACGTGAACGTGACCTTTGGTCAGGCTCTGACTATGGTGGGTGGCGCGGCAGCTGCTATCGTTGGCAGTGCGTGGGTGCAAGGACTGACAGTTCGCCAGTTCATCGGACGCATACTCTCTGAGGAGCATGAGCCATCGAAGCACGAGACTATCAAGCATCGTATGGGTAGCCGTAATTATGGTCAGGCGGCTGTCTTCATCGGCACGGCTTGCCTCTATATGGGCACACCGCAGCAATGTGACGAACTGTGCGATGACCTGTGGCATCATGGGCAGCAGGCACACGTACAGGTGCTGGACGGTAACGAGACATTCGACATTCTATAACATCAAAAAATCTACAATTATGGCAACAAAGAGACAACAGGCGATGATTATCGCTATGGCCGCTATGGTCGGCACAAGTACGGACATCATCGACCGCAACGCAGCAGCCGCTGCCTTGCGAGACATGAGAAGTGACATCGGTCACGACAAGACCTGCAGCATACAGGAAGACCCCTTCGACTTTTCCTATACGTGGGATCCTACGGACGGAGATGTGGCATAAACTATCGGGAGGACTGACTATGGCAAAGTTTGATTTTGGCGGATTTGTCCGCGAGTGCTATCTACGTTCGGAGCCGAGCGTGGACTTGAATAACGTGACGAGTGATAATCCTGTCAGTTGCTCTGAGCATCGGCTGAGTTTGGAAAACTATCACGCCATCTGTGTAGACTATGGGCTGGAAGA